GATGCAATCAGGAGAAAGGTAGCCTTGACTGGCTCAACTGGATGAGAGGTCGATTCGGTGTCACCGACCGAGAACAAACTATACTGGCACACATACAATGAACGAAGAAGAAGAACTAAAAAAAGCCCTAGAAGAACAAGAACGCCGTCGTCAAGAAGAGTATGACGAAGCTACAAAAGGTAACGAAGAAATACGTAGAAAACAAGAAGGCGATCAACAGCTAGAATTACCATTGGAGTCTCGTAACCTAAACCCTGCTAGAGTTGGTGCCGGTTTAGCTTTTGAAGTTGGTGCTAACACTTTACTAGATGCTCTTACTGCTATACCGGGATCTCAACAGCTAGGATCTGCTGCAATTAATGCTATAGCACAACGTATACGTGGAGGTGAATTTAGTTTTGGTGAAGTATTAGCTTCTGCTGCTGCTAGCCAGATACCCGGACTATCACAAGCTAAAGCTCTTACTAGAGCTGGTGTAATAGCCAGAGGCGTAGGAAGCGGTGCAGTGTCTGGAGCTATAGAAACTACAGGTATTACTACTATAGACGAAGGTAGACTGCCTACAGCTGGTGAACTAGCTCAAGGTGTAGGTTTAGGTGGTGCATTTGGTGGTGCATTTAGCACAGCTCTTACTACTGATAAAGGGTTAAAATTTATAAGAAGTATAAAAAATAGAATTGACAGAAATATACCTTTTGATTCTGGAATGTTGGAAGGTGTAGGTACAGTAGGAGCTGCTCGCCGAAAAAAAATTTCTAAGTCACCCGGTCAACTGTCTTTTTCTGATATAGATGAAACAGCAGGCATGTCAGAAGAAGCGTTAACAGACTTGTATCTTCAACGTAAAATAGAGGTAGGAGAACCAGCTCCTAGCAGCCCTCTAAATGTAACTAGAAAAGAAGCTACAAGAAAATTAAAGACAGCAGATTTTGACAAGTTTTTAGCAGAAGATCCTTCTATACCAAAAGAAAAGGTAGATGAATATATTAGAGCTGTTAATGCGGAGCGTTTTGGTAGAAACGAGTACAACACTAAAGGTAAAAGATCTAGGACTAATAAAGGTTATGTAGGAACTATTACTTTTTTAAATCAAAGAGCTATAACACCACATACTGGTACTGCTCAAGAAATAGCCGAAGAGTTGTCAGCTGAGTTTAACCAGAATATTACAGTTAAGACATTACAAAATATACTAGACGAAAAAGGTGGTATAAGTTTTAAAACAGAAGGTATGAAACAACCTATCGTAATTAATAACTTTACAGACTTACGAGCAGCTTACATGGATAGATTATTTAGGTATAGTAAAGTACCAGCGTTTGATGAAGGTCACGTGTTTGCAGTAAACAACATCATTAAAGACAATAATATAGATAGTCTAGCTAGTTTTAGTAATAACATTGAACCAGAAATTGCAAGAAGTATCTATAGGCAGTTGGACAATGAGTCAATACAAAAAATTATAGATCTTAATAATTTAAGAGTAAGACCTAAGAAAATAAAAGAAAAAGATCTTTTAGTACAAATAGCACAAGGCAACAGATCTAGAAAAGCAGTATCTGACCCAGATAAAGTGTTAGCTGATTTATATGGTACAGGCTACGGATTACGTGAAAGCTTTCTTAACTTTGTATATCCAAACAGATCTTTAAATAATATTATACCAGCAGACATAAAATCAGATTTTGCTATATTGTACAAAAAACAATTACAGGAATTTTTAGCTGATTTAGAAGGATTAACTGTAGGCCCAGCTGCGTTAGATAAAATTAGACTAAGAGCAGCAGCTGAAACATTAAAATCTTTTCCAGATCAAGATACTAATAGCATACTGCAAGAGATAATAAATTCAAGTAGAATAGCAAACTTAGATGATATGGTCGATCCGTCGACTGGACAACTTTATGGACAATAACCTCATACTACTACAGCAAGATTTCAAGCTGTTTCTACAGGCATTGTGGGCACAGCTAGACTTGCCAAGTCCTACGAGGGCACAGTATGCTATAGCAGACTACCTACAAAACGGCCCGAAGCGTTTGCAAGTGCAGGCGTTTCGTGGTGTAGGTAAGAGCTGGATTACTGGTGCTTTTGTTTTATGGACACTATTCAATGACCCAGAAAGAAAGGTCATGATTATCTCTGCATCGAAAGAACGTGCGGACAACATGTCAATATTTTTACAGAAACTAATTATAGACACACCATGGTTAAAGCATTTGCAACCCAAGTCAGACGACTCAAGGTGGTCGCGTATAAGCTTCGACGTAAATTGCAGTCCGCATCAAGCACCTTCAGTGAAGAGCGTGGGTATTACTGGTCAGCTAACTGGATCACGCGCGGATCTCATGATTTTAGACGACATAGAAGTACCCGGAAATAGCTTAACGGAGTTCATGCGTGAAAAACTTTTACAATTATGTACGGAAGCTGAATCTATCCTCACGCCAAAGGGTGATAGCCGTATTATGTATCTCGGGACTCCTCAGACTACTTTTACTATTTACCGTAGGTTGGCTGAGCGTAACTACAAGCCCTTGGTCTGGCCTGCAAGATACCCAAGAAAGAAGCAGCTGTCCAAATACGAAGGACTGCTAGCCTTTGAGATACAAGAGGACATCGAACAGGGAGCACAGGAATGGACTCCTACAGATGACAGATTCTCAGACGAAGACCTATTGGAGCGAGAGGCTTCGATGGGCAGATCAAACTACCTATTACAATTTCAACTTGACACATCTCTTTCGGACGCTGCGAAATTCCCACTTAAGATGGCTGATCTCGTTATTACTAGCGTCAACCCTACTACTGCACCCGAAAACGTCGTATGGTGCTCAGACCCAACCAATGTTATTAAAGACGCACCTAGCGTTGGACTCCCCGGAGATTACTTTTACTCTCCGATGCAACTTAGTGGGGAGTGGAGTGGATACACAGAAACCATTTGCTCTGTCGATCCCTCCGGCCGAGGATCTGATGAAACAACCGCTGCTTATTTATCACAGCGAAACGGGTTCATCTATCTACATGAAATGCGGGCTTACAGAGACGGATACAGCGACGCTACGCTCTTAGACATCCTACAGGGGTGTGGTAAGTATGATGTCAGTTCACTTGTAGTAGAAACTAACTTTGGAGACGGAATCGTTGGTGAACTATTTAAAAAACATCTACAAAACACAAAACAGGCGATATATATTGAAGAGGTACGGGCAAATGTTAGAAAAGAGGACAGGATTATTGATTCTCTTGAACCTGTGCTTAACCAGCATCGCCTTATTATTGATCGTGGCGTTATTGATTGGGACTACAATAGTAACCCCACAGAAGCTCCCGAACAACGCCTTCTCTACATGCTATTTTATCAAATGAGTCGTATGTGCCGTGAAAAACGGGCAGTAAAACACGATGATAGGCTAGATTGTCTTGCACAGGGGGTAAAGTACTTCACAGATGCCCTTTCTATCAGTGCAGAGCGGCAAATAGCCATAAGAAGAGCAGAAGAATGGGATACAATGATAGAAGAGTTCTTAGACAACCCCCAAGCTAGTGCAAATCACCTAGTAATGGGTATGGATATAGAACAACGTAAAGAGGCTAGAGGGCTAGAAGACCCTAACCCGGGCTATAACTGGCGTTAGGTCGATCACGCACTTATACAGGGGAGCAGAAGGGTGGACTGCTCTCTTGTACCTATTATCATATGAGGTGATAATTCTTAATCTACTTACACCAACTACCACTAAACCAGCTATTAGCTGTAAAAAATGGTAAAAATTTGAGAGGTCGTTATACGTATGTAGCTGGTCGCAGATGTCCCATGTGGGTCTTGCTATACTACAGAAGACGAGACTCATTGAGTCGCACGAGTTGCATGAGTCCAACCGCAACAAGGACGTAGTCTAGCGAGTCTGAGACTGAGTCTTGTCAAGTGCGGTACACCGATTCACAATCATTCGCAACATGGACGCATTAGACTTGTGTGGTGCATGAGACGCGATCTGTTGGCGTTACAGATTGAGTCGCAAAATAGATGTGTGGGACTGCTCAAATCTCGTGACAGTCTCAGGATAATAATGCTATAATTAGTATGTAAGAGAGAAAAGGAGTTTCCAACCATGACAAACATTAAGACTCAACCTAAGACAGCCTTCGGTAGAACATTACACTATGTTACAGATGCAGTACAAGCAGACGCTTTACAATCTTTAACAGGTAAAAAAACACTAACAGAAAACGATTTAATTTGTTTACAAATGCTAGGATTACAGGTTAATGGTGTTAATTATGTACAACAATTAGAATTAGTAGGAGTTTAATTATGTATAACAAACCAGTTCCTAATCATAAGTTCTTTAAATATTATCATCATAGTAAAAGTTATTATGAACAACTAGCAAAAGAGATTGATATGTTGCAAGATCAATGCAAGACTGTATCTTATCAGCAACTACCATCAACTATTAAATATAATCGTAAGAGTACATTTATTAAATCAAATAACAATACAAACAAATTACATAAGAAAGTATCATGAAACAAACTAAAGAACCAATTAAAGAATATGTCGTACAATTAGAAATAGATATTGATTGCGAAGAGTTATTAGATGCAATCGGTTTACCTTATGAAAGATCATTAGATGATGATACACAGAATATTATTACTTTACGATTGCCACCTGATGAATATAATGAAATGCTTGGAGATTGTATGTGGGAGTTTAAGAATCTAAACGAAGAACGATTAGGTTGTATGTTATTAAACGGAGAACTTGCAGAATATTGTACTAAAGTATCTATATATAAACCAAATGGAGATACTATTAGTTTCTGTTAGTATGTACAATATATTTAGTGAGACTCATTTGGGACTCACACTCATTCACAATCAGTCTCATTGGACTCAAGAGACTTATCTTGGTTCTCACATATATCAAGTCATTCTCATTTTAATTTGCTATAATAGTAGTATAAGACAAAAAATCAACCATCATCACAATCATCAAAGGACGCAGTTATGCTACATCACTTAACATATGGACGCAGTATAGGCAAGGACGGATACGTGTCCGATCTTGACTGGGAGATGTACTGCAAGGAGGTACTTGACTCACACTTCGAGGGCTATACCATACAGGACGCAGTGGGAACATGGCAGTCCGATCTCGAGGATACCAAGATAGTCAGTATCGACACAGGCAACAGAGACGCAGTTGAGAAGGTTGCATGGCTATACAAGGACATGTTCAACCAAGACGCTGTTGGTCTATTTATCACACCAAGCATGGAGTTTATATAATGGATTACAAAGCAAACGGAATCATAAACAAGTACGAAGAGGCATGGGAGCAGTTCAGACTCAGCAACCAGCTTACACGTGCAGAAATGTCGTACCTATTATCCTTCAGTCAAGGAGCTAGGGACGCAGTGTTCAAACTATCGGAGACTATGCCATGAGACAATGGTCACAACAGCACTACACAGGGCTAACACACAACCAGCACACAGTTAACAACCACTGGTTCTACTCAATGCTAAACCTATTAGCAGAGGACGGGGTACTATATGTACCAAACTTAAACAAACAGTTCAACAAACAAGGACAGGAAATATGAAACAAGGACAGCTAGTGTTAGAAACTGTACTCAAATTTCTTGTAGAAGAGAATGAAGGAGACATTACCTTATTCTATCCACAGGACTACATCAAAAGACTTGAGTTCATCAAGGAGAATATCAACACGCAGATAGACAAACTTATATTAACGGAGGAAACAAATGCCATTTAACACATATATAGACGACAAGGACATGATACCTATATTATTATCCTATGACTGGATGATACTCAAGGACACATGGACAGACTGTAGCCAACGTATCTACGATCACATCAAGGATGTACACTTGCACGATTACAAACATACACATGGAGGATTCAAATATGCTTAGCTTCGAGGACGCATGCTTTCAATGGGCATCAGGATTCTATTTAACTGAACACATACACGACGATTGGTTTAAGCTAGACGAGGAGGATCAGGACAAGTTCCTTGAGTCTCACTTATGGCAACCATTCGAGTTCTATGATGCAAGTATGATAAGCAAGGAGATAGCATCACTAGCACATTGGATACAAGAAGGACGATATCCTGTGAAAAAGGATTTTGTTTCGATTTCCTAACAATCACTTTCCAACTTCCAAAAATCTTTGCTATATTAGAAACATGAATATCTTTGTTACACATCCACATCCAACGCAGTCAGCAATGAATTTGCCTGACAAGCACGTAGTCAAGATGCCACTCGAGACTGTTCAGATGCTATCAGTTATCTACAGTCCATGGTACTA